ACACGAAGTTATTAGCACCTTGTACACAAAGACATCTTTCAGATAAGAAATGGATTTGCATTGCGTCTAATCCTGAAGTGTAAGCTCCACCAACAGAACCAACTACCCATGATTTCATTCTTCGATCATCAGCTTCAGAAGCTCTATATCTTACATGTAAGAAAGGACGTCTGATGTTTTGACCCATGATTTGATCATATACTGTAGAAGTTCCAGCAGGAATTAATACACCATCAATATCAGCGGTTAAACCTCTTGTAGAAGCATCGTTAAGATATTTCCAGTCAGTTTTATAGAAGTCATAAGAACCTCTTCTAAAACCAGAGAAACCGAAGTTAAGTGCCATGTCTTCTTCGTTATTAAATAAACCATAAGAAGCAGCTCCAGTTGAAGCATAAGCTCCATTCATAGCAGCAATCATGTCATCAAAATCAAGAGCAGTTTGTCTTGATAAGAAAAGCATGTTTTCTTCAATAGCACCTTGTGTATCTAATTGCTTAAGGATAGCATCGAAATCACCTAATGCACCAGCTCCAGGAGCAGCAGCACCAGCAAAATCACTATATACATTACCTCTTGCTTCAATAGCAGCAAATAAACCTTCAGAACCATCTAAAGCAACACCACCAGCACCTTTTTTCTCAGCTTCAACCATTGACATTTCAAGATAATCTTCAAATCTCAATCTAGTTTCAGACTCAGCTTTTAAGTACCATAAGTATCCTGATGTACCATCTTCAGTAGCAACTTCAACCCAACCAATCTGAGCAGTGTCAGAACCAGAAACTTCATAGAAGTCTTTTAGTATAATTGGCTTGTTTGAAAATTGAGTAAAATCAGGCTGAATAGCAGCAACTCCAGAAGTAGCTAAATTAGCAGTAGCTTCCATTCCAGCAGTACCTTTAGCAAACTCAGATCCGTATACAAATATTTTACCATCTGTGTTACCATTAATACTAGCCATGTTAGCAACTTTGTAAGTAGCTACTGTAACTGTCGCTACAGGTCCAGCTTGTATCGCACTTACATCTTCAACTCTAGCTTTTAATGTTACAAAGCCAGAAGAAACTACAATAGTTTGTCCTTTTCTAATAGCACAATTTTTACCCGCCTCTAAAGGAACAGTAATAGTAGTGTTAGAAGCAATAGTACAACCATCATAAGATACATGTAACCTATTTTGTTCAGACCAAATAACTTGATCAGATGACATTGGCATTTCAGCGCCAACCATTCTTAAGAAACCTTGTAACGTCCTGTTACCAAATCTCTCTACCTCTGCTTCATACAACTCAGGAAGATATTGTTGAGCAAAGTCATTAGTCCCGTCATTAAAAGACAAGTAGTTAGTACTTAACGCTTGCTTTTTCTGATGTGGAATCAATCCCGGGGCATTTGTTGTTAATCCCATTTTAATTTAGTTTTAAGTTTTGTTTTTTATTCTTACTTTTAACTTAGAACTGTCTACACCGTTTATTGCTTTTACCCTTAATCCATTTACAAATACATCACCAGTAGACGTAGTCCTTGGCTCATTACTTATATTTTTAGATTTTGCCATCATATCTTTAACAGCGTCGGCTTTGCCTTGCTCGTAGAAATGATTAGCAATAGTATCAACATTTTGCGCTGCATAAATAGCTTTATGATACCCTTTATAATCTTTAACTTCACCTTTATTATCTAAGAACTTCCCGATTAGGTTAGTAAGATCAGATTGAGAATCTGCAACTTCGCTTGTGTTATTAACTCCATATCTAAACTTCTTTTCACCAATATTAAAATCAAAACCTTTGAAATCTTGGTTAAAAAAGTTTTTAGTATTAGATTTAAAACGTGTATGCTGTTGTTGCACAGCTTGTTGTTCTTCGTTATATCTATTGAAAAAGTCCATAGCTTTTTGCTGTTCTTGAGTTACGCCCGGCCTCAACTTGATTTCGTCGTAATATTTACTCTTTAAACTTTCTAAAAAGTTTTTGGCTTTTGCAATTTCTTCTTTATAAGCGAGTTTCTTTTTTCTTATATCTCGCTCTTCATCCACTTCTTCATCATATGAAAAACTATCTTCCATAATAAAAGATATTTCTTCTGAATCTAAATGTGGTTTAGTCTGTTTGTAGTATTCTCTAAGTAATGTATTGTTATCTACGTTTGAATAATCAGCATTAATTCTAACATAGTCTTCAACAGTTCCACCAGTCTCTTCCATAAAAGCTACAAGCTTTTCTATATTCTCTGGAAGTTGTTTTTGTTCTACAACTGGTTGCTCTTGTACTGTTTCTTGTACAACTGTTTCCTCTGGTTCTTCTTCAGTAACTTCTTGTATTGGAATTACTTTTTCTTCTTCTTTACTTTCTTCGGTAGGTTTTTCAGTTGTTTCTTCGACGTTTTCTTTAGGAACTTCTTCGCTAGTTCCGGATTCGTCGCGAACAGATACCTCATCTGTGCTTTGCTCTTTAACGGCATCTTCTTCTTCTTTTTTACTTAAATCTACTTTTATAGCTTCTTCTTTTTGAGAAGCTAGTTTTCTAGGACGACCTGGTTTTTTCTTAATTTTAAAGTCACCCTCTTGTTTTACTTCTTCTGACATAATATAATATAATAGTTAATAATTATCTAGGCGTAAACTGCTCTAGACCAAACCCGCTTAATGTATCACTACCTGCGGATTCAAAGTTTTTTGGTAGTAAATCGTTTTTTCTCTGATCAATTAACTCTGATTGTTGAGTTGCTTGAATTTTAGTTCTTTCGTCTTTTCTATCTTCTTTAAAAGCTTCAGTTGATTTCTTAGCTTCTCCTTGAGCTTGAGTAAGTTGCATATTAAAATTAAATTCAAGTTCCATTAACTGTTGTTTAATTTGAGCTTCTCTCTCCATTTTTTGTATTTCAAAATCAGATTTAGCTTTTTCAAGTTGCATCTTTTGCTCTGTTAATACCTGTTGCTTTTGTGTTTCGGCTAAAGCAGCTGCTTCACTAGCTTGTGCATTTGCTTGTGCTTGAGCTTGTATATTAGCTTGTTGCGCTTGCTGATCTCTCTGTGCTTTATCTTTTCTACGCTTTTTTAACATTTGATTAGCTAACTTTAGGTTGTTAACTTCTCTTATATCTATAGCATCTTCAAGATCTATTTGTCCAGCTTGTAAAGCTATTTGTATATTTTGCTCTAATACTTGTTTTTCTTCTTCATCTGGTTCTAACTGTAAAAATATACCAAAATCATGTATATTTAAATTAGCTAATTCTTCTAATGTACCTACATTATACCTAGATATACTAGAAACAAGAGACTGTTTAGTCATAGGAAACATTAAAGCATCAGCAACTCTTAGTGATATATTTTCACAAGCTTTTAACGTTAAATACAAACTAGACTGTAGTACGTGTCTTGTAGCTGTATTACTATTAGCAGCTGCTAGTTTTTGTAAACCAACTAAAGCATACTTATCTGGAGTACTTCCATCTCTAGCTTCATTAAGCCCGGTAACATCTCTTATCATTTTAAGGTAATATTCATAAGTTTGTATTAAACTTTGTATTTTACCTAAACCATTTGATGTAGCTAATTCTTGTATAGGTACTTTACCTGGATTTACACCACCATCTTGCGTCATTGATCTACCTACAATACTACCAGTTTGAAAATACATATTTAATGCTTCAGCTGGATTATAGTTTGTACCATTACCAAGATCAACCTCTGCCAAACCATCAACATCCATAAATACACCATCAGGAACCATCCTAGACATTACCTGTTGCAGTTTTAAATGCGTAAGCTGTATCATATCAGCAAACGTAGTTATTCTACTTACAATAGATTCTATACGACCTTTATATAATCTAGGTGCTACTATATTGTAGCTCATATTAACTCTAGTAGTATCAGCAAAAGGTCTTGTCATATTTTGAGCAACTTCCCACTTAAGCATTTTCTCATGCCCTAGTATTTTAGCTCCATTATATAATACTTCTATTGATCTATATGCTTTTTTAAAGCTGTCACTTTCTGGCGCGTCTACAAATGTATCTTGTTTTTCTAATGCCTTTTCAAGTCCTGAAGAAGTTTGTTTTATTTTAAACACTTGATTAGTATATGTTTTGTATTCAAAATAAAGTACTTGTACAGTTTGATCATCATATCTACCACTCCAGTTTCTAGTATAGTTTTGATTACCTGGATATTTTTGTATTTCCTCTATGTCAGCAGGTGTTAAATATGGAAACTGCTTTTTAAGTTCTGGTAAAGATATATTTTTAACTTCACCCACATAATATAAATCATCAAAGTTTGGGTCTTCAGTGTATGAGTAAACTAATGATGATGGATCTACATACTCAACTTTAATACCATTTGTTCTGTCAAATCTAGTTTTAACAGCTGCAATACCAAGTACAGTTAAATCATAATTTAATCTACGTCTAATTAAATCATATCTATTATAATCTAACACTTGATTTATAACTTCTTCTTCAGCTACTTCAACAGACTCTTTATAATTCATCTGCATGTGCAACTGTAAGTCTTCTTCGTTTTCTAACTCTAAACCAACACCTTGAGATTTTGATACATCTAAACCTGTAACTTGTTTTATTTGGTTTATGATATTTTTTTGCATCATATCTCTTTGAAGAGCTTCAGCATAAGCTGTTCTCTTCATTATAGACTCAGGATCTTGAGCATAAGCTTTTATATCATAGTTTCTTTGTGACATACCATTAACTACAATATCAACAAACTTAGGTATAACTGGTACTGGCTTCCAGTCTAAATTAAGGTATGACAAATCACCATTAATAGATAATTCATCTTTATATTTCTGTACTGATTGTTCACCTCTAGCATATAATCTAAGTCTATGAAAATTATTATAGTTAGTATTAAATCTATCATACCAACCTCTATCATTTCTAAACCACTCTGATTCTATTGCTCTACCAACTCTTAAACCGTAGTCATAAGTAGCTTTTTCAGCATCAGGTACTACCTGGCTAGGAAAAGAACTGTTTGGATTTGCATTTGGAATTATACTCATTTATTTTATTTTTGAAACATAACCAGTATTGTCATATCTTTTTATACCTAAATTAATAGACTTAGTTTGTCTTTGTGCTACTGGCACATATCTATTTTTATTACATGCCATAATAGCTAGGCCAGAACTAATAGAAGCATCATATTTTGTTCTATTGTTTATATCAAACTTAGCCCAGTCTTCTAATGTTTTTTGATGATACATATCGCCAAAACCATATTCGTTTTGACCTACATATTCTTCTATATAACTTTCTATAGCAGCAGCGTGTGCTTGCTTAATATCTTCACTTGTGTTTGGTATACCACCTATTTCTTTTTCTGTTGGTGATAACTTATTCCATATTTTATCAGGGCGGTTCATGCTATAACCACGGTAACCTCTTCGCTTTAAATAGTATAAAAGCCTTGGCTTGTTATTCTCCGCCAGTATCGGCATACCATAAAAAACTAAAGCCATAAGAACATCTTCAAAGAATATCTCAGCAGTTTGTGGTCTTGCTACATATTCTAAGAAAAAGTGGTTTGGAGGAGCATCTTCCATTGAGAACTTAGTAAGTCCATGAAGCGCACCATTAGATCCTTTACCGTCAACAGTGCCTGATATGTCATAACTGTCACAACCAAACGCGCCAACGTGTTCGTTGCCAGGGTATTTCGCTCCATTTTTTATAATCACTCGGTTTTGTAAACTTTTAGGTGGTACCCAAGATATTAGAAATCTACCATCTTTATGAGGGTTAAATATAACTCTTGTATCTTTTACACCAGCTTGCCACATGAAACTACCTCTAGTTACATTAGCAACATTACGCATTTCTTCGTTGTAATCTATTTGCGCGTATATCTTAGTTAAGTTAAATAAACTATTTTTAGTTTCATCTCTAAAAGCGTGCTGCTCTGTTCTTGGAAACTGCCTATAGTATTCATTTAAACTATCACTATCACCTTTTAGTCCATCAACTTCGTTTTCCCAGTGTTCGATAACCCCTGTTTCAACTGGGACATTATCAGCTCCGAGGACTTTATCTTTTGGCGTTGTGAATACAGGAAGTCCAAAAGAATCCATGAATCCTTCGTAGTTCCACTCCATAGGTATGAACAAAGAGTAGAGTCCAGAAGATGTCTGTCCATTTCTATTTCTTTTTGTAACGTCTGAAGCGTAGTAAAGTTTTTTGAAGTTTTCTCCACCTTTGTCTAAAGCATTTGATGTTGAGCCCATCATACATTTACCTACTATCCTTGATCCTAGTCTTAATGTAGTTTTTGTAACTCTCCAGTTGTTTAATATATTATCAGGTCTTTCCCATTTTCCACTTTCATCATGAGCTAATAATTTTAGCTTTTCACCATCGTAAGAGTTATCACCTGTATTTTTCCAGTCAATAGTTGTATCAAGACCTTGTATGTCTAAAGACTTAATATTCTCTTCAAGTTTTCTTCTAGTAAGTTTCGATGCCGGAACACGATATGCCAGTTCAGTCTTTGGCCGGTCCATACCATCTTGTATTGGTTTGAAGAAAAACGGATAGTTAACGGATATTGGTACAACTTTATCTGTAAACATTTTCTTTGCATCAGCTCCTGTTTTGGAGAGTATACCAAATCTTGAATCACTTGAGATCGTTGCCAAGTTAACAAGTTCTGCTGATGACATAAAGGAGAAACCAGACCGTCTGTTTTTAAGGTAGCACATTCCGTAACATCTGTTATCTGCTTTACAAGCTTCCCAGAATATGAAGAATAATCTGTTTGCTTCTCTATAGTCGGGTGCTCCAACATCAATTTTTGACCACTGCAAGTACATGTAATGAGTACCAGTAATATAAGTGCTATTGCCGTTATTGCTAAACCAAAAGCCATTTTCACGTCTTCTAAATTCTTCATCTATATAATCGTACCACTTTTCTTTAAAATCTGTAGGATATTCTTCCCAGTCAAATCTAGTTTTTATTCTTTGTAATTCCTTTGGATATTCAAACTTTTCCCAGTATTGTTTCTTTTTATCTTCGCTTCGTTTATAGCATTCATCTTCTGCTGGTAAAGCAATGCGTAAGTTTTGTATTTCAATGACTTGTCCAATTTTACCTGTTTTACTTATGCAAATAAAATCATATTCTTTATTGTAACCGTACTCCCACTTATTATACCTATTTTGTTTTTTAAGGTATTTAGGATTTATAACGTCTTTTACTTCTCTCCAAAGCGTTTGCTCGTAACTCACTTACTCCTCCCTTCAGCAAAACCCTTAAAACTTCTTTCTTCTTTTTTCTCTACAGTTTTACCAGTTAATATAGCTTCCTCTTCTTCAATACGTTGTAGTATTTCAAAAGCGTCCATAATACAAAGCTTTTTAGTTGCTGCAGCATTTTTAAGGCGGTCCGCAGATACATCATCATCAGTATGCGTGATGATTTTCTCTTCAGCCACTTTAATTAACTCATCAACTGCTTTTCGCCCAGCTTGGATTATATTCTTCCTCGTTTCCTTCGTATTCATGGGTTATAGCTATATCATTAGATTTCATACAATAAAGTCGTTCACCTTTTATAATAAACTCAAACTCTGAGTATGGTGTAAATACCACAAGCGCTCCAGGATTTAATCCTACGCGTTCTAACGACTTATTAGAGTATTTTAGTATACCAAAATGCTCTTTTTCTTTTTTGTTTATTAGAGTGTTTATTTCTTTTATTGGTGAAACAAAACAATACTCTAAATGTGGTTTAAGGTTGTACATATATATTTGTTCAGGATATGCAAAGTATAAATCATCTTTAAAAAACGTAGCAGAGTTTTTTTCATTGCCGCGCATATCATACCACCGTCTAAATATATTATGATGAACATATACTTCATCACCTACTTTTATATCGGTATCAAAAGCTGCAGGAGTAGAAACAACTACAGCTTTTTTACTAACAAATCTGTGATCTTCAATATTAGTATTAATGATAAGTGTTTTATCATCTACTTTTCTTATATTATCATACCTTTCTTCCTGTGGTTTGATAATAAACGAATATAGGCTTTTCATTAATAATTTAAATCGTACTCTACAGAAACTGCCATATTGCGATTAAACTTTTTCCAAGGTAGTATTTCCTTGTTTTTAGTTATATAAATATTATATGAGTGATCTTTGTCACTAAATAATATATCGCAAATGTTATGTCCACCATATACTTCTTGACCTACAGAATAATGCATTGCATCGTTCTTATAGTCAGATCCAATACTGATCTTACGTATTACATTAGACATGGCTTACCGCTACTTCTTCCTCTTCTTCTTTTATTTCTGTGTAAG